AAACATTTTCCTTTTTTTGATGTACTTTATTTTAATTGTAAAAAATATAATGTTAACCCAAACAAGATTATTTATGTATCAGCAAATTTTAGAGACGAAGAAAATATAGTAAAATACTGCAAGGACAAAAATTTACCACCCATAAATGTGTTTAGTTTTTCAAGTTTTGAAAATGTAATCACAAAACAAACAATTGCCAGGGCTAAGAACGATACTGCCAACCTTCATGAAAATAAGTTGTTTTCGAGCCTGAGTCGAGTAAATCGTCCATATAGAGCAACTGCAACATATCTTCTTTGCAAAAGCGGATTAGCAAAACATGGGCTTATAAGCCATAATAACTTAGAGGATACATATCTAATTTCAAGCACACTCGAAAAACATAACCAAAAATTTAACATAAAAAAGATACAGAACTGGTGTAATAAATTACCTCTTATTGTTGATAGATCAGACTTTGAAAAAAACTGGGCAATAGATACTCCGCACGATCACATTCATGACAGCACTATTTTCCAAATCGTCAATGAAACTTTAGTAGACGATTACGATAAAACAAGCCTATTCTACAGCGAAAAAACATTTAGACCAGTAGGATATCTTCAACCGTTTTTGATATACGGTCAACAAGGTTGTAATAGGTTTTTAAAAAATCTTGGCTATAAAACATACGAAGATTGGTTTGATCTTGATTTTGATAATGAGCCAGATAATTTAAAAAGATATAAAAAACTTTTAGAATCTGTAAAAGGAGCAGTAGATACATTATTATGCATGAACAAACAAGAAAGAATAGAATGGAAGTTTAAAAATATAGATATCCTTAAACATAATCATAAAGTCATGGCAAGTTCAGAATTCAGCAGGAATAAATTACAAAACTTTTTGCTAAAATTACAGGAGAATCTATGAAATACAACAGGGTATTTACGTTTGGCTGCAGTTTTACAAGTTATTGGTGGTTGACATGGCCGGATATATTAGCACAAGAATTTCAAATTCCTGTTTACAATTACGGTCTGTCAGGTGCCGGCAATCAATATATTTTTAATACATTTTGCCAAGCTGATTCAAAACATAAAATTGACGGAAATGATTTGGTTATTACTTCTTGGACCAACGTTTGTCGAGAAGATAGATTTTTAGCAAAACAAGGATGGATAACACCCGGTAACATTTTTACACAAGATATTTTTGATAAGAAATATGTTAATAAATGGGTCGACCCTGTTGGTTTTTTGTTAAGAGATATAGCATCTATTCATTGTACGACAAAATACTTAAAGGAAAAAGGCACAGAGCATTATAATCTACAAATGTGTGAAATAATTGAACAATCAGATCAGCAAAGTTTTAATAATAAGATTGACGGAGACTCTAATTACAATAAAATATTAGATGTCTATAAGGAGACAATAAACACACTAAGACCAGGATTTATGGAAGTATTATGGAACAATGACATTTATACAAATAAACTTTTACAAGACCCGCAAAAGTTTGGAAGATTTAGCGACGGCCATCCGTCGCCTGAAGAACATCTAAAATATATACAAACCGTCCTTCCTTTTGAATACTCAGATAATACTTTACGCAAAGTACAAGAATGTCAAAATAATCTTGAAAAAATTATGATAGAAAAAAGCAACGAGATTGGCAAAGAATTTTACATTTTTGAATTGTCAGATTCAGAGCAAAACAAAATTAAACAAACTTGTTCCTTGAACTTAACAATTACTCCAGATTTCATTTAACTCTGGAAACGTTTTACTGAAATCTCTATTACGCAACGTATCGTATTTTTTGGTTGTATTTACAAATTCTTTTAAATCATTAGGAGAATATTCAGTGTTTTCAAGTGTGGATATTGTTTCTTTGAGCTTTACATCAATCTTATCACTATAACTTTTAGATGAAAGTTTTTGTATTGCTTTTTGTTTTAGTTTATCATTCAACACAGTATATCTATAATAATTCGGATTTTGAATATTATAAATTGTGGGTTGTACCTTGTGTATATCGAATAAATTATTATCTAAAATATAATCAAAAAAATCTGTCATTGTCATAACATTGAATACACTTGATACACAATTCAAATCTAAATTAACATGAGGGACATGTTTTCTTATAGAAAGAATATTTTGTTCTATCTCCTTCCAGACAGTGCCTTCGCGTATATACTCTGCTCTGCTTCCCCAGCTGTCTAAACTCGCCGCTATCTGAACGTCCTCAAAATGCTTCCATAACTCAATTACAGATTGGTTTTTATACGACAAAACACTTAGGTTGGTATTATATCTTATCTTTACATCAGTTTTTCCAATGTTAATAAGATGATTTAGAATGTCATAATGCTTATCAGTCAACAAAGGCTCGCCGCCGGCAAAATAAAACTTTTCTATGCTTGCGAAGTGCGGCTCAAACTGTTCATACAAGTTATCGTTACTTTCGCCTCCTGCTAAAATATAAACATTGTCCTTATTCTCTTCTTTTGCCCAACTAGAACTAAATGTACTAGAACAACTTCTGCATTTAAAATTACATATGTTACTCCATCGTACATCTAAATATTTTAAATCAATATTATCTAAGCTACCGTCTTCGTTAGTTGTGTCTTTTAGTGGAATTAAATGTTCGAACTCACCATTAATGCTTTGTCTAAGACTCTCTACTCCTAATTCTTCTTGGTTATAACATGCGCGACAAGTAGGACTTCTTTCACCTTCGAGCATTGCTCTGCGTAATGATTTGTAGGCGTCATTATTCCATATTTCCTCAATTGTGTTAGTTTGAACATTACCCATATGCATATGATGATGGGCTATACAACAGGGAATAACACTGCCGTCTGCATTTGCATATATATGTATCCACGGCAATATACAAAAAGTATCAGACATTATTCCACCCTGTAACTTCTAAAAGATTTGTTGCCCACATTTCGTGGCCTTTTACCGTAGGATGATTATTATGAAGTTCATTGGCGTTGATAAAATTATTTGAATATTCTATTTTTTCGATTTCCTTGGTCAAAAAATCTGTATCAAATTTAATGTTATGCCAGGGTTCTCGCATCAAAGTATCAAGCCACCCGATGCTCTGGAACGCAGTCATTTCGTAGGGTACCCCTAATGTTTGAGCAGAGCAAGAAATCCAATTCTGTTCTACTATGTTCAAGTTTTGATATGACTGTAAATTTTGAAATTTACAAAAATTCTTCCATACAAAAGTTTCAATGTTATTATATATTGCTGTTTTATCCTGTATGATTTTTAAAAAAATGTCATCGTATCGCTGTAGCCATTGTTTAAAATTTATCTTCTTTTTCCTATTATACAGATTATGAATTTTATGATTTTGATTTATGTTGGCAAGTGCTGCATGTTCTCTGCTAGGCTCGGTCAGTTGACACAGTAGGTAAATTTTTTCGTAATCAAAATTATTTACAATATAGGCTAAAATTCTCTCTAACTCAGCATACATATAACCATTACAATTACCAGGCACAGCATATTGATAGTAATCTGTCCTCATGGAAGCACTTACTAAGCTCCCAAAAGTACAATTTACTTGTGTATCTAAACTGTATTGTTTTAGATCTGTAGCAATACCTGGCAACGATTCGCCATATGTCCAACTTTCGCCAATATTGATTAAAATATTTTTTGATCCCCTGAATAGATGCCATTCTGTGAATTTAGCTGGTATATCTACCCATTCAGGTTTTAGATTTTCATCATTTATTGATATCTTATATTTGGAATAATTTGATTCATACCAGTTCATTACAAAGATCCATAAATTTGTCCAGTTCAGGAAAAGTTTTATTAAAATCGAGATCTCTTCTACGATCGTATTCAACAAACCATCTAGCAAAATCTCTACGTCCCTCTTTTATTTTATCGTCAGGATAACGAGTATTTCGCATGTATTCTACAACACGTTCGAACTTTGCATATTCCATGTCAGAGAATTGGGTTTTATCATTATTATTTAAATTATCACAAATGAACTGTAAATGCTTTTCCATATAAGGCATAAAATCTTCTTTAGGCAGTATATTCATATCATACTGCAAGGGTTCTTTAAGATACGGAGTGTCAAAGCGAATTCTTTGCCAGTTTTCGGTGTTGTATTTTCCTCTCCATTCTAATATTTTCTCTAATAATTTGTTAAAATTACATACCGTAAGAATATTGAATGTAATCATAAATGTAATAGGCTGGTTAGTCTTAAGCAGATATGTATTTAAATTATGTTCCCAAAGATCTATGTCTAATCCTGTTCTAATATACTCTGCTTGAGGCCCCCAAGTATCAATACTGGTAAAAACCTTAAATCCTCTTATACATTTTTTATCAATAAGGTTGTTAATTTTCTCTGTAAGGCGTTCTACAAGAACAGTTTTAACTCCTAGGTTGGTATTAATGTTCAAATCAAGTTGCGGTTGAGGATTTCGTTCTAATTCGTCAAACAGTCTCCACGTGCTTTGTTGTAAAAGAGGTTCTCCACCTGTGATTCTTAGGATAGAAAGGGTTTTGCTTAGTTCAGGCCACCATTTCCAAAATGCTTCTACATAAGGATTGCCTTCTTCCTTGTAAATTTCAAACCAGTCGATGTCATTTCTATGATTTTTAACCATATCATAAGGGCCAAAGTCTTTTATTTCTTTATAATAACTGCTAGAATGCTTAGGGTGACAATAACCGCACTTAAAATTACACTCATTTCCAAAACTGATTTCGAGATATTCAGGATTTATGTCTTGATCCCACGGGCCATTTGCAATTTGTTCATATCTTTCCGGAGTATAGATAGTGCTATTTCTTTCTTTACGATCAGATATATACTCGTCGCCCATGTCCTCGATATTCCAACAATACTGACACCCATTCGGACGCTCGCCCTCTAGCATTTGTGCCCGTTCGAACTTTTTCTGTCTTGTATTATGCAACGCACTTGGGTTGTTTTCAATTTCGTCAATGGAAATTTTATGCGGAGCAGGGTGATAACAGCTATGTGTTTCTCCAGTTTGCAGGTATATTGTGGTGTGATGCCATTTTGCCATACAAAAAGTTGGACTTAATGCATCCATAAGCGGAATAAGTTCTTGTATTCTTTGTTTATCTGTCATTATTTTTCTCAAACTGTTCTTTTAACCAATCAAAATCGTTGATGGCTTCAAATCCGTCTTTCTTATACCTATGCATAATACCAAACTTGTGTCCTTCTTTAGCGCCTTGGATTGCATAATTTCCAAATTGTGCAGTTTTCCCAACGGTACTCCATATTTTAAGACGTTCTTCAGTTTCAGAATCATTTTGTCTATCAATTGATCTACTGGCTAACTTTGCACATTCTCTAAATGCAGATTTCCAAGTGTTATATGGATCGGTGTTAAATGCTGTAATGTTTGAAACTTGATCAACTAACTTAAACTTTCCGCTTATGCTGGTGGTCATATCGTTTTTGCTGATGTCCATATCTAATGTGCGTTCTCTAGGTAAAAGTTTTACTCCTCCATATCCGTATGTTAAATCATTTATAGGATTTTTGCTTTTCCAAACATATACCGTGTCGCGTTCGAATAGCTCCGTATTATGGTCAAAGTTAAACGAATCAACAATTTCGGCATCTCCGTCTACTACATAAAACATATCTGAGCTCACCTGTTTTGCAGCTTCAATATGTGCCTGGTGGATTCCTTTAACTCCATGGACCCTATGCGCATCCGGAACTATCTTTTTTAATTTCCTATAGTTTTTCTCTGCATTTGGCTCTTGATAACTTATAAAAACCACTTCAAATGTATCAAATCTACGTTTAGGTTTGCTTGCTACAATATCAACTTCTTTACGATTAATAAAAAATCTATGCTTATACTCCACATCACTAGGTTGTAAACTTTTCGGGAATAAACATATGCCATCGTAGGTATTTCCGTTTTTAAAAACATGAACAAACATATCATCATATTCATCGGCACTGTATGAATTTAGGTCAAATCCATGATTAAATTCAATTTTATCCCAAACAACCCAAAACATTTTAGTAAACGATTTACATTTTAACTGTTCAAACGTGCTATCAGGCGGCATTCTATGAGCATTTGGATAATTATGTTTAAATACTTCCCATTCTGTATCATCAGACCCTAGGAATAAAATGTCATAAATCATTTATTATAATAAGTCCTACATAAATTAATAGTTTCTTCATACAAATCTAAAGTGTATTGACTCAATTGAGCATCCATATAAGGCCAATCTAACCCTAAACCGTACTTTAATTCATTTCCTAATTTTTTAATTTCTTCTATAATTGCATCAGGTGTAAGCATTTTTACTTTTTTATTGTATAATTCGCCTAGATATTCAAAATCACGCACCTGTATATAATCCCAATCAGTCATATTGGTCATATAGGTTCCCTGTCTAGCACCTAACACAGCATAGATTCCATTATTAACATGGGCGCCAACCGTGCTCCATTGTCTCAATCTGTGAATGTTATGCCACCATATGCTTTCTTTAATCTGGGCCGCGGGAACTTTTACCCCATCAGCTAATGTCATTTTAACGCCTTCTCGGAACCCTGCCCTCCATGCCTGATAAGGTGTTTTGTTTATTACACTTTCGCTGTAAACTTGCGGAAACGCTTGGTATCCTTCTTCCCAACAAAAATCAACTTCAGCACGTTTATCCTCTGCTTCTTCATGTGTCTTCATGTTTTGCACAAAATCTCTGTGCCATAATTTTAAACCACCATTACCATAACGAAGACCATTCACAGAATTTCGTCCGCACCAACTAAAAACCTTAACTTTTTTGTTAGACATATCAAGATCTATGTTGAAAAACCTTGTATCGACAACATTATCAGCATCAACACTCAAAAACCATTCTGTATCACTGAGGTCAGCAGCGGCTTTGTGTGCAGCATCCGATCCTTTTACACCATGAACACGTTTTGTCCACGGGACTTTGTCGCACAAATCTGCAAAATTTTCTTCTGCATTCGGTTCATCGTAGCTGATAAAAATTACATCAAACTCTAACGGCTTCATAAAATATCCATTGTGTATTTTTTAAATAATCTTCTGGTATACAAACTTATATCTTTGTGTGGTACATTAATTTTTTGTATAATATTACCCTCAGATAACTCTTTGACAGAAAAAGAAAATTTATCATAAATTATATTAGGATCATTCAACTCTGTGACTAAAAACTCCATTTCTGTTTCTCCCTGCCAAAATATCTTTCGAGGTTTTGCAATTGATGTAGCTTTTTCGTCAACATAATTACCACCCCACTGATATCCTAACATTACCTCTACCGATCTTTTTTCTATGTTTATTGTAGCATAAACATCTGCATTTTCATAGTCAGACCAAAATGTTTTTGGAATCCTATGTAAAACATCATCGATCTTATTTAAACTGTGGTTTTCAGCAATTTCTAATTTTCCTGAATCGATATCAAGAAAGCAGTTATTGATTCTAACTTCTCCCTCTAAAATCCTAACTGCAATATCTTCCTCAATATCTATTATATCGTCATTTTCTGATGTAATGTTTGGGCCAACTTTTACAACTCTCAAAGTTTCTGGGTCATAAACAGCTCGATACTGAACAGGAATATCCTCAATATCTTCCCATAATTTTAAAAGATCTATTTCTTCCATGCAATGTGCTCCAACATGCTTATTAATTCAACAGTAATTAATTCTTTTTCTACATAGTGTACTACGTCATATTGTTGAAAATTACCTATTTTAAGTTCGGCCTTCTTATTAAGATAAAATCCAATATGATCACTAACTTTATTAGCGGGCCAAGGCCAATTTTGCACCATGGGCTTTAGATGAACTATTCTAGGAAAATCTAAGTCATAAGATATTTTATCTTCTAGATCTAAAATTTTGCATGCCAATGCAAATGCTTCATCTGTGCCTACCACTTTAGGTTTACGGTTGGTTAAAAATAGATTAGAAAACTCGTTCTTATTTTCTATAATTTTTCGTTGTAATTCAAAAAAATCAGCCGCAATACCGCTATCCTTCTTGAAAAAAGTATAAAAGCTGTAAAGATTAGGCAACTCATTTGCTGTAAACGCCTTTCTATAATAATCTTGTGTGATTTCTTCGCCTCTATATGTGTATGCCTTGTTTGGAACATACAATTCGCAATTATCAATAAAATAATCGACCCATTGGCTATAATCTCTTACAAATAACATATCCGAATCTAGACAAATAGTATTGTCCCACGGAGTAAATTTATCCATATAACTACGCCCGTCCCACCCTTCAGGCAAAGGATGCTCTATAATTTCATCAAATACCCAAGAGCTATTTAAAGTTTCGACCAATGATCTATCTTCTAAGACCAAGGCTATTTTATCATAACCTTGTTTCTGCGTATTTTTTATGCTTAATGCAAGTGCATATGCTAACTTAATGTAATCAACATCTGCATTTTGTTTACAAATTAACAAATAACCAAAATTCATATTAGATTAACCAAATTTTCGTAGTTTCGGGTTATACTTTTTTTATTCATAATATGAATGTCACAGTTTTTTATCGAAACCGGATAATATTTTCCATTAATATCGCCTTCAATTAAAAAGTTTAATTTAGTATCACTTACATGATCTAAACTATCTCTATCTAATGAAGTTAATAGAGAAGGTAAAGTATATTCCATTGGCTTTTCAAATCCATTCATAATATGTTTAGCAACACTAAATGCAATATCATTCCTAAATTGTCGTGGACAATACCTAAAAAGATTTGCGAATGTTTCGTAATTTTCTCTAACGCAATCTGCTAATTCAAAAAATGTTTTTGCTTCTTGGTTTTTAGTAAACATTACCGCAGTTGCCCAATACATTTTTATACCTGTTTCTGATATGTATCTGTCTAGGTATTTCATTCGATCTTTATAATTTATATCTTTGGCAGCATCGGGCATTATAACAGATTGGTTAATATTCCAATATTCAGACAGAGTATTACTTAATACAAAATAATCACTATCTATCAATAATGTTTTTTCGTAGGGAGACAATTTAAATGCGCTTGATCTTGTTTGATTTATAAAAGGAACTTTATGCTGTGCAGATAAATCTCTAAGATTCCTATAATTTGTTAGTTCTGGTCTATCCTGTAAAATAATTTTATCAAAAATATCAACCGCCTTGTTATAAATTTTAGATTGTTTCATCCAGTCAACTGTGGACTCGTCTGTAATTAATGATACAGGAACTTCCAGATTCTTTTTTGCCAGTCCGCCAGAGATCAAACTTAACTGTGCGTAATCTATATCTCGACTGTTATGTGCATACAATAACACACCGTTAGTCATTTATGAGGCTCTCTACAGATCGTTTTGTTTTAAGTTTATTAAATTCTTCAAAATATTCAAACGTCGATGTAAAATATCTATCCATTATTTCTTCTCGAAATTCAATAAGATTTTCAACTAATATAGGGTTATCATTAGAATCAAT